AAAGACCAAGACACAGGGTTTCACCAATGACGGGACGAACTTTCTGCCGGATGGTACAGCCGTTCAAGTCGACTAACCTTTAACACTTAATACAATGGCAATTCAAAAAGAAATATGGATAAGAGACATCGAGGATGTACTCTTTACTAACACAAACGAGTTTCTACGAAAATCAGTCAGCCACGATGCTTTCGTAGATAATTTAATTGTTCACGTCCCGCAAGCCGGTTCATTGGCAGGGGCGGTAAAAAACAGGAGTGTATTTCCTGCTCCAATTACCGAAAGGACAGACACAACGCTCGATTATACTCTCGACAGTTTTTCCGTTGATCCCGTGAGGATAGGAAGGATTGACGAAGTACAGGTGAGTTATGCGAAACGTCAATCGGTAATGAAGCAACACCTGAATATCCTCATGGATATAATTGCCAAAGAAGGTATTTTTAACTGGGCGTCTGATACTGGTGTAAATCAGGTAAGGACTTCCGGTTCAGCATCAGCAAAAAACCTACCCCCAAGTGCAACGGGATCAAGAAAGAAGTTGACCATTGCCGATCTCGCAGAGGTGGCACAGGTTATGGATGACCAGAACGTGCCTGTTTCGGGACGGTGGTTGATGTTACCCGCAAAGATGTATTACGAAGTATTTACAATTCAGGAACTTATCAGGGATGACATCATCGAATCAAAATCGTTGCCAACTGCCGCCTTGAAAAAGGTCTTGAATTTCAACATCATAAACAGGGCATCTAACACGATGGTCATTTATGATAATGCCGGAACTCCACAAAGAAAAGCTGTTGGAGCAGCTGGGGCAGCAGCAGACAATTTTGGTGCAATAGCATGGCAAGAGGATGCTGTTTCAACAGCATTGGGAGCTATTGAGATATTCGAGAATGAAAAAGATGCCGTAATGTATGGCACTGTAATATCGGCAGATGTTCTCACAAAGACCTCGAAGCTGAGAACAAACGAAGCCGGTATCGTTACTCTTATTCAATCTGCTTAAAAACCAACTATTATGCACACAAAAGCTCAATTAATCGAGATAGGCAGGCATTACTTTGACGACAAGAATGTCAATGTGATGTTTGCCACACCTGACGGCAATTTCTTTTATGAGAATTGTAAATCTTATGCTGACAGTCATGCTAAAAGCAGGAAGATTGAACTCTTTGAGATAAAAAGGGAGGATTTGGCAGAAGAAGCCCCCGCTGAAAAAGAGGAGGTAAAGGGAGGAGAACCCAAAACAGGGGAAACTGATGATCTTGCAGAGCTTCGCAAAGAGGCAAAAAAGTTGAAGATAAAAGGTTCTCATTTAATGGGTGAAAAAAGACTAATAGAAGAAATTGAGTTAAAAAATAAATAATGGCATTACCTGATATTGTATTTAACAGAGGCGAAGGTGGATTAGGCAGACCGTTACCCGGAAAAGACCATTTGTCCGCAATGTTATTCTATACAGCGGGTTCGCTTCCTTCGGGATTCGGGACAAGCGACAGGATAAAAAAGATTTTTTCACTTCAAGAAGCAGAGAATCTTGGAATAGTTGATGACCATTCAGACGAGACAAAAGGAACAGGCGGTAAGGTTGTTATCGGTGGAACTTGGTTGGCAGGCGAGACCGCTACTATTTCTATTGACGGTGGAGTGCTTGGAACATTTACGGTTTTAACAGGGGCGGCTGCCATATCAGATGTAGTTGCAGGATTGGTTGCTGCTATTAATGCAGGCACGGCAACAGGCATAAAACACGGTTGGGTTGCCACAGACGTAGGTGGAACAGATGTAGAATTAGTGCAGCCCGACAAATTAGGTATCGTAAACAATGCCGGTGCTCATATAACTTTCACAGTAACAAGCGTAGCAGGAACAGGAACACCAACGCAATTTACAAGCGGGGTTGGTTCTTATTTTGCTGTTCTTCATTATCATATTTCAGAATATTTCAGAGAGCAGCCCAAAGGTGTTACATGGGTAGGGATATTCGCACAGGCAGCTTATACCGGGGCAGAGATAGAAACCATTCAGAATTTCTCTAATGGAGAGATAAGGGAACTTGGTATTTACCTATCCCATGAAGTATTTGCAAGTTCACAACTCACAGCAAGTCAAGGATTTTTAGATACTTTACAAACAGAACACAAGCCATTGAGCGTTGTTTTCCATTCAGATTTGAGTTCGGCAACGCTTTCTACTTTAGCAGACCTTACTACACTTTCAAATGAAAGGGTAAGTATGTTAATAGGCGAGGAAGGCGACTATCATCAACCGGCATATTCTAATACTAAAGCATACTTATCAGGCGAAAAAGTAACCTTTCAGGGTAAGGCATATATTTCAAAAGCAGCCACCACAGGTAATGCTCCCTGGGATGCCACAAAATGGACTGAATTAAGGGAGAACCTACAAGCAATAAGTGGGTTTTCAATAGGTACAATGGGTACTACTTTAGGCGATGTGAGTTTCGCAAAGGTTAATGAAAATATCGGTTGGGTTGCTAAGTTTAACGTAGTAAGCGGAACAGGGCTTGACGAGGTAGCATTTGCAACCGGAGACTTGTTTAAGGACATCGCCACTTCCTTAAAAGACACTTTAAACGACTTCCATTACATCTTCTTACGCAAGATACAAGGAATATCGGGAACGTTCAACAGCGATAGTTTCACCGCTATTATAGCTACCTCTGATTTTGCCACTATTGAGAATAACAGAACGATGGATAAGGCGGTACGAAATATCCGAACAAACGTACTTCCGAATCTTAATTCGCCCTTATTTGTGAATGATGACGGCACTCTATCAGAGGACACTATTTCGTTATTTAAGAACGATTCACAACGGGCTTTGGTTGATATGGTAGCAGACGGGGAATTAAGCGCACAGAGCGTAAGTATAGACCCTTCGCAGGACGTACTTTCAACGAGCAAGATCGTTATTTCGGTTATTCTCGTTCCTGTTGGGGTAGCACGACAAATTGAGTTTAACATTGGATTTGCAGTAAAATTATCATAAAAGGATTAACATATAAATATATTTAACTATGGCAGCCCCCCTTGTTAATGGTCAAGCTTTTTCGTACGTACAAATAACCCCCTTATTTTTGGGTGTTCCACTTGTTAGCATGAGTTCCATTACTTACGAGGAAACTCAGGAAAAATCCAACAATTTTGGGACGGGTAATCGTCCTGTGAGCAGGGGTCATGCAGCCATTGAGGCAACGGGTTCTATCGAACTTTCCATGAATGATATTGAAGCCATGCGAGAAGTAGCTCCTAATGGTTCTCTTTTGCAGATTCCGGCATCTGATTTTGTCTTGGTATTTGGCAATCCGCAGAATATTCAAACCCATGTGTTGAAAAATCTTGAATTTACCAATGACGGAGGTACAGGAACACAAGGCGATACTGATTTAAAACTGACTCTTAATTTCGTTATTTCTCACGTACAATATAGATAATGGCTAAGAAAGAACCCAAAAAAGTAACTTTTATCGTAAAAGGTAAAAATTGTATCCTAAGAGAACCTAATTTTGAAGATCTTTCTTTTGGGTTGTCTGCACTGACAACTATTGAAGGAAATGTCAATATGGTAGGGGCGGGAAAAGCTATATATGATATATGTGTATTTGAATGCGACAAAGAAATAAAAGAAACACCTAAATATATGGTCTCTTTGTGTCTCAAAATAGCTGAAGAATATTTACAAACAGTTCAGGTTGAGATAAAAAAAAATTAAAAAAATACTCCCTTACTAAATCAAATGTAATCGGGTTTGCGCATAAAAGGGCGTTAATCCGATTTTTTTTTAAAGAAAATCCTGATGACTTAGACATAGACCAGTTTTGTCAACGTTTAGCAGAATTGGAATGGTTATCAACATTAGGAGTTCTATCAACAGGGCAGTTTAGTTTAAAATTTGAATAAATGGCAGTTAGAAATGTAGAATATATTATTAGTTTAAGGGATAACTTCTCTAAGCAATTAGCCGGCATAAATAAAAATCTGCAAGTTACCGGGCGAAGAATCCAATCCATTGGAAAGACAATGAGCTTAGCCGTTACATTGCCTATTGTTGCTTTAGGGGGCACGGCTGTCAAATTAGCATCTGACTTTGAAGAAACCGAATCTAAGTTCAATACCGTTTTTTCTTCAATACGAGAACAAGCTAATAATACCGCTAAAAACCTAAAAGATAATTTTGGACTAAGTAGCAGGGCGGCTTTTGAATTATTAGGAAATACAGGTGATTTGCTTGTGGGGTTTGGATTTACTGAAAGCGCAGCCCTTGAAATGAGCCAGCAAGTTAATGAATTGGCGGTTGATCTTGCGAGTTTCACAAATGTTCAGGGGGGCGCACAGTCAGCAAGTGCTGCCCTTACTAAAGCACTCTTAGGAGAGAGGGAAAGCGTTAAAACTTTAGGAATATCAATACTCGAATCAGACGTAAAAGCAAGGGTTTTATTAAATACCCAGAAAGGAATGAGATTTGAAAGTGAGCGACAGGCAAAGGCGGTGGCTACTTTGATGATAGCCACAGAACAAAGCTCAAAAGCAATAGGTGATTTTGAAAGAACAAGTCAAAGTTTTGCTAATCAAATGCGTATAACAAGGGCGAGATTAGAGGATTTAGGCGTTCAAATAGGAAAAATACTTCTACCCATCGCTCAAAAACTTTTACAAACAGTAAAAGGATGGATTAAAAGTTTTTCTCAATTAAGTCCTGAGACGAAAAAGACAATTGTTGTCATAGCGGGATTGGTTGCTATTTTGGGGCCGCTACTTTTGATTTTAGGAACCTTAATGGCAACGGTAATACCGGGGCTTATAACTGCATTTGGATCATTAAATGCCGTGATGCTTTTAAATCCGGTTTTGTTAATAGTTGCCGGAGTAGTGGCATTAACAGCAGCATTAATCGTGTTTGACAGAAGGGTTACACCCGCTATAAGCAAAACGAAATTATTAAACGATGCTAACATACAAGCGTTTAAAAGCATTACAGCAGAAAGATTTGAATTACAGCGACTTATAAGAATTGCAAAAGAGGAAACCTTATCAAAGAATCAAAGACGAAAAGCAATAGAAAAAATAAATGCAATAAGTCCTAAGTTTCTTGGGAATATAACGCTTGAGGAAATAAATACAAAAAAAACATCTGATGCTGTAAAAGAATATACCAAATCAATATTGTTAAAATCGAGAGCGCAAGCAGCGAGTAATAGAATCGTAGAATTGGAAGGAAAAGTTTTGGATTTGGCAGGCAAAAAAGCAATAGATTTAGCAGATATTGGAGAAAAAGCAAGTATCAAATTAGAAAAATTAGTTGGTAAACAAACAACAATAGACAGATTAAGAAAATTAAGAACTTTTGAAATAAAAAAACTAAGAAGGGAGCAAGAATTATTAACTCGTTTGGTAATTAAATCAACAGAAAATGAAATTGCAACGGAAGCTCTTGCTGATAAAAAAAGAAAAGAATTAATAAAACCTATCCCCGGAGTAACCCCTGTGGGCGTAACAAAAATAGTATCCGCAGCCCCCAAAACCTTTAATATCAATATAGAAAAACTTGTCGAAACAATTAACAACAATGTAACCAACCTGAAAGAAGGAATGAACGATAGTAAAAAGATAGTTGTGGAGGCATTGTTGTCAGCTCTTTCAGATACGCAAGCGCTTGTAAGATAAACGTGCCACGGGACCACCGGCTAAAGTCAGAAATAATCACAGAAATAATTTGCAATATTGATAAAGATTTACATATCTTTGTCGAATGAAAGAGCAAAATGAGCGAGTACGCTGCAAATTCCTCCATCCTCGTACCTCGGATTCCCGGAATTTTCATTTTGCTCTTGGGCTCGCAAACTTGAAAGAAAAATTAAGAGGTTTGTTTAGCAAGAGTAATGACGAAAAAATGTATATATCACCTGAATTATTTTCCCAAGAGAATAAAGACCAGCAAGTGCAGCCCCTACACCGCCAATTATTAAAGCGTATTCGCTCACGGAAGCCCGTATATTAGACATTCTATTGTTTCTATTTTGAGCAATATATCCCCCAGAGCTTAAAAACATTAATCCATCATAAGTTATCCAATATTTAGGAACTGCTCCGTCTATTTTCCCGACATATCCATCATTGCATAATTTATCTAATATTCGTTCTACGTGAATTTCCAAAATATCTGTAAATTCTCTTTGAACACTCAAAAACGACATAGAGGGGCGATCCCCATCGTCTATAAACCCTAATACATCATCTAATTGTTTGAGGTAATTCATGCCCCAAATATACCCATCTCCCAATAATTTCCTATATTAGCCCCCTCGTTCTTTATCATAATCTTGCATAAGTAAGAAGAAGCGTTAGTTTATCTCATAACAAAACTGGAAAATTTGTAAATGGGAAAGATAAACTCAACACACGCTATGCGTGGGTGTAGTTTACTTTCCTGTGGGTATTTCCAGTACCTGTTATGGGTAGATTGCGGAGATTAAATTCTCAAGCCCACGCTTTTTCATTTATATAACGTACTAACGGGGCTTTTGGTACACAATACTCAACCCCAAATGAACTTAATTAATTTTGTTTCTGTCGTATCAGGAATAGTATTACTTATTATGTATATAGTATTGTGCGTGAATGTAGGAAATACAAGAAAGGACGCTAAAGAGCAAATCAGGTTGTTAAAGAAGATAGCAGGAGAAAAGGAAGTTGAGGAAGAGACGCCTATTCAAGAACCCAAACCAGAAAAAACCCATTGGTAAATACATAATTACCAATATTAATAACAAAAAGACACATATTTTAATCATGCTGACACCAACTAAAAAAAGAAAACTGACTATTGCGCTTAAAGATTATCGCAAAAAATATTTAGGAAAAAAATTCGTAAATCTTGATGAATCAGGGACAAGATTAATGGTAAATACATTTCTGACAGAAGTGCTTGGTTTCATTTCAATAGAGGAAATTAAAACAGAATATATGATTAGAGGGACTTATGCGGATTACATGATACAAATAGAAGGGAAACGATACTTTTTAGTTGAAGTAAAAGCATTGTCAATCAATCTTTCTGACAAGCATCTACGACAAGCAATTAATTATGGAGTAAATGAAGGCATTGAATGGGTATTACTAACAAACGGGAGAACTTTTGAGTTTTACAAAATCCTTTTCAATAAACCAATTGAATCAAAGCGAGTATTTGCGATTGATTTAAACGAAACCCGGCAATTAAATTCTCAGGTTAAAATTTTACAATATCTTCATAGGGATTCCGTCCTCAAAAAAAGATTAGATATACTTTGGAATAAGTATTTAGCACTTGAGGCCACCAACATTGCAGGATTATTATATACAAAATACGTTATAAACTTCTTAAAGCGAGAACTGAAAAAGAAATTCAAGAACAAATTTGGAGATGACGAAATAATCGAAGCAATTAATACATTATTGATAGACAAAATTGACATTGAGAACGTAAAAACTCATTGGTGAAAATAAATTACCACAAACCAACGACATTGCCATAATCTATCTTCTGAACACGCCCCCGCTAACGCCAAGCTATATTAACATAACGCATATTATAAGACAAAATAGCCCTATAATTAGTCGTTATGTTAAATAGCCGCTCAAGCAGGAATCGTAGCAGTGCATTTTCCTTTCATTCCTGCTTAAAATCCCGTGATTTCTGAAAAAGAAATCCCTATATTTTAATCAGGAACCGTTTGCGAGCCGAATATTTTGATATGAGTAATTTATTATATATTTTTACGCAAATTTCAAGATAATGGCAGAATTTTTTTTCGGTATAGCATCAGGATTAAGAGCGACATCGCCTGAAATATTACTAAAAGGGATTGGGATACAAGCCCTGAAAGCCAAATTATTCAGGATTGAGAAAATTGAGGCAGAGGAAGAAGATGCAACAAGCTACCTGGGGACACCCATTTTTGATCCCATTATAATAAAAGGTGGCAGTTTTTTTGAGCTTGATGACATAAATAAGGAAAATCCTATTCCTTATCCTGACGCAGACGGGGCAGAGGGAAATGGGCTTATAATCCCCGCAGTAATAATAGAGGTATCTCAATCGAAAAACATCATAACCACAGCCATACAAGGCAGAAACGGCACAGTAAAGGAGTTTGTGAGTGATGGGGACTTCGCTATTACCTTGACAGGAGTTATAATAGGCAGAAACGAAGGTGGAGAGGTAAAGGATATAGGCAATGTTTATCCTACTGACGATGTAAAAAAACTTGTTACTATTTGCAAAGTACCGGATGTGCTAACACTAACAAGTGCATTTTTAAATGATGTTTTTGGTATTAATGAAGTAGTAATAACTGACTATAATATTCCGCAAAGGGAAGCATCGAGAGATATGCAACCATTTCAGATAAGTATGTTGTCTGATGTACCTATTGACCTTGAAGAATTGACAACTGAATGAAAATATTAATTTCAGAAATAACAATCGGAAACTTTAGATTTGATTACGTAACCAATTTCTCCATAGAGAGCAGTTGGGATACGTTCACAGATACCGCAAGCATTGTTATTCCCAACAAATTCCGAAAAGATAACAAGACAATCGTAGTCGGGGGCGACAATACTTTTCAAAGACGTGATCCGGTTAAGATTAAAATAGGATATTTTCCTAACTTACAGACAAAATTCAAGGGATTCCTGGCGAATATTCGCCCTGAAAGCCCACTTGTATTTGAGTGCGAAGATACAATGTGGCTTCTGAAACAGGAAAATCTTGTATCTAAACTGTTTACAAGGGCAAAAATAAGCGATGTAATTGAATACGCAACAGCTTCTTTGCCCGATCTTACGATTGAATATGACAATCCCGATACCGAAATAGGCGATTTCCAAGTAGATAATAAGGGATTTGTAAATGCCGTTACGGTTTTCGAGGTGCTAAAAAAACAGTTTGGTTATTTTATTTATTTTGAGAATGAAATATTACAGGTAAGGAGAATGCGGTCAGTGCTTGCTTTAGATAACCCGATTCACAAAATGAGCTTTCAGAATAATGTCATCCAAGACAATCTCGTTTATCAGAGAGATGACGATGTGAATTTGGTTATAAAAGTTGAATCCATTGACTTAGACACCAACACCCGTATAATAAGATATGGGTTTAAAGTAAAGGGCGAAACGGTGGTAAGTGTAGTACAACGCACCGGGCAGACGACAAAATCTTTAAATGTTCTGAATCTTAACGCAGCGCAGATCGAGGAATTTATAAAAGACAACATTGACAAGTATATCTACGAGGGATATATAGGCGATTTTACAACCTTTTTAGAGCCGTCTGTTGAGCATTCGGACAGGATTGAGTTTACAGACCTTAAACACCGAGAGAGGGAAGGTAGGTATTTGATTAAAAAAGTAACCACAGGATTTGGAATTAATGGAGGCAGGCAAACTATTGAACTTCAAAATAGAGTATTATAATGGAAATAAGGGAAATATTTGAACAATTTATAGAGAATGAATTTGCAAAAGAGAAGTTTTATTCACAGATAGGCAAAGCAGTAGATGTCAATGAGACAAAAAGGACGTGCAATTTTGAACCGATAGCAGATGAAGCAAAACGGGAAGGAATACGATTACAGTCGGTTATAAGCGAAAGCAAAGGATTCGTACTTATTCCAAAAGAAAACTCAGATATTATAGTAACTTTTTTGAATAGAAGTACAGGTTTTGTATCTTTGACCAGCGAGATAGACAAGATACATTTTGAGGCAGGTGGAGAGAACTTGAAAGCAATACTGAATGATTTGATAAAAGAGATAAAAAACGCTATTATATCAACTCCTGCAGGGCCGGGAAGCGTAGCACCGCCAACGCAGGTATTATTTGATGCGATAGATATTCGGATTAATAAACTATTTTTCTGATGGCACTGAACAAACCCGGACTGCAAAGTGATATTGACACCCTTTTAAATGCTTTATTGGCATTTGATGGAAGTAGCGGGCAAACACAGGCAGATGCAATTACTAAATTTAAAACCGATTTATCAGATGCTATTGATACATTTGTAAAATCTGCAACAGTAACAGTTCCCGGAACTGGGTTGGTCGCACCTACGGGTGGTGGCCCGGTAACAGGGACTTCAACAACTGGTTCTTTAAGCTAATGGCACTTGTAAAAGACATACTAATTAATGATGATATTTCTACAAAAAACGGTGATATTGTCGTTGGAGAAAGCGATGCCCAGCATATCGAACATATATTAAGGGCAAAGCCAGGGCATTTTTATCAATTTCCCACTTTGGGAGTAGGCGTGGTGGATGAAATAAAGGGCAGCATAAGCAAGCAAGCCCTGAGACAAAAAATAAAACAGAACCTTGAAAGTGATAATTACCGTATAAACAAAGTAGAAGTAGGCGGAGACATAGACCATCTAATAACTTCTATTGACGCAACACGACTGAAATGAGTTTAGTACAGGAAGGGCAAAATATTTTTGACATAGCAACCGAAAACTTTGGGACATTAGAGCAATTATTTGTCTTACTCAATGATAACAATTTAGCCGTAAATGCAAAGTTGATAAGCGGACAGGAATTGGTGATAAATAAAATTAATGTAGGTGATGAGAATATAAAAAATTTTATAACTTTGCAAAATATCACATTGAATAACGATCAGGGGGAGAAAGAGCCGCCATTATTGGGTGGTGATTATAATGCAGATTACGGAAATGATTATAACTAAATGGCTCTAAAAACAACAGCACAACTAAAATCGGAAGCGAATTCCAATATAAATACTAATGGTGTTAATGCTATTACCGGGGCTTTACATAATGCCATGCTCAATAATATCATTGACAGCATGGTCAATAAGTCAACGGATGCACTTAGTATAGTTACGAATGTTTACAGGGTGGCAACAAAAACAATCGGAAGCACACCTACGCAAATCACTTTCAGTTCTGCTTTGCCGTCTGTTAATTATGAGATAATAATCTTTGATACAAACGGAATAGGATGGGAGAATATCACCAACAAATTAGCAACAGGATTTAAAATAACCGGATTAACAGCCGGGGATATTATTTATTTAGCGATTTTAACAAATTAATATTTCGACAAACTCAACATTAATTATGAAAAAACTACTTACTTTATTCTTATTACTGTTTACATTGAACAGTTTTAGCCAGCCCATAGGCGACCATACGCAGGAAACATTAACCTATGACTTGTCATTGGGGAATACTACCTTAACCACAAAAAACCTTCTCGGATTTTCAAGATTATCTTTTGAGTTAATAACAACGAGCTTAGATGCTGCCGATGCTGTTATTCAGATTCAAAAAACCAATAATGACAATCAATATCTTGATATAGTTGGGGCAACATTAACATTTAATTCAGGAACAAATACGAATTTCATTGAAGTTGAAAACGCTAAAAACGCAAGATATAAAGCAGTATTAACCGTCAATTCAGTAACATCGGGAACTATTAGGATTGACATAGCAGCCACACGATGAGAAAAATACTAACATTTTTATTAACAATAATCACCCTCGCTTGTTATTCGCAGGGAACAACCGTAACCGTTGGCGGACTTTCCGGGGCTTCGGTTGCAAACGCTGACTCTTTAGGAAACCAAGCACCTGCGTTCTATTTGGGCAGGGTAAACCATGCAGGTCTTGACAGCACGAATGATATTGCAGGATTTCAGGATAGCGTTACCACCAATACAAACGTAACGGCAAATACCACCCATAGAAGTTCAGACGGAAGTAATCACACTTTTATAGATCAAGACGTAACAATCGGTAGTTCTCCAATATATAATAATTTAACTGTCGATACAATCTTCAGTGGTACAGATACTATAATTATATCAGAGGCAGCGATAAATCAGCGATCTCATGCAGATTTACACGCTTCCGATTCAAGTGTCGTATTGACAATGACGCAGAATAACTATGCACATATCACCAACGCAAGTAATACATTACTCACGTCTGGCCATATAAAAAACATAACAGCAGGCGGAGATTCTCTCATAACGGGAATAGCGGGACTGTACAGGGTTGACGTGCATCTTTCCATTAATGGAAATGCCAATGATATTTACGAAGGGGTGATTGCTATTGATAATGTTATTAATAACGAGCATAAGGTAACCAGGAAAACATCAAACAATGACGTTGGGGATATGTCTTTCAGTGGTCTATATGATTTCACTGCATCCCAATCGGTGAAGATGATGCTTAGAAATACAGCAAACAACAATAATGCCACAATCGTAAATGCCTGTTTAGTATTAAACAGGATAGATAAATAAGATTATTCAGATAATGAACACTGAATTAGGGTAACAAAAATATTAAAAAGATGCGATTAAAAACCTTATTATTCATATTACTGCTTCCTTTATTTGCTTATCCACAGGCGGTTAAAAGACACAGGCAGCTTTATGTAGATAGCATAAATGCCTTAAATGGCGGAATTATAGACGTAAAGGACAGTGCAAGTTTTGAAAAACCCGTTGGAATAGGGGGTACATTGGATGCATCGGCAATTCTCACGTTGACCGATACTACTCAAGGCATTCTCATACCGAAATTGACCACCGTACAGAGGGATGTGGTTGCTTCTCCTACGGTGGGGCTTTTGATATTTAATACTACTACTAATCAACTCGAATATTTTGCAGACATGTTGGGCTGGTTAGGCGTTGGATTTACCGGGGGAGATATGTTAAAGTCTGCTTATGATTCCAACAATGATTCGATAGTAAATAATGCAGATACTTTAAATGGTGATATTGACGCTTCACAAATTGTTGGTTTATCAGCGGGTGATTCGTCATTTGTTGTGTTACAAACAGACACTTTCAAGGCATTCAACAATACAAATATTCAAGTTGTCGATTCTACTATACATCAAGAGCACTTGCAAGCCGACAAATCATTCACCGTTAATTTAGGGTTAAGTACGCTGAAAGGCATAGATGCCACAAGCGGAAATTTCGCATTGAAAGTTCAGGACAATGTAGGAACTGAATTATTTAATGTTAGGAATGATGGGAATGTAGGGATAGGACTATCCACCCCCCTTGCAAGAGTTCACATAAAAGCAGAAAATGATAATGGGACTACTTTTGGATTAAAAATAGATAATAGTGCTTTAGATTCATTATTTTATTTAAGAGATGATGGAATATTTGCATTAGGAGAAAATGCTTTGGCTTCTGGAACTGGTGAGCCATTCGCACTTGGGAATAATGCCAAATCTACGGGAAGGAACGCTATCGCTATTGGTTCAGGTGCTCTGGCGGGACCAGCTAATGAATGTTTAGCAATAGGTGTTACAAGTTTAGCATCTGGATTAGATGCAATTGCGGTCGGCAACATTGCACAAGCAACAGGGTTAACAAGCATTGCTATTGGGCATGATATTACTTCTGGGGGGATTTCCTCTATCGGAATTGGCACAGAAGTAATAGCAAGTGGAAGAAATGCGATTGCGATTGGCCCTTCGGCTTCTGTGCCCGGTGGTAATGAAAGTATGGCAATCGGTATTGGAGCTTCTACTGTAGGTAACAATGCTATGGCAATAGGATTTAGTATGAAAGCGTCTGCTCAGGGATCTATTGCTTTAGGTATTCATTCTGCTACTGTGGAAAATAATGTATCAAATAGTTTAATGCTGGCTTTTCAATCAGTTACTCCATCATTCTTATTTGCTAAAACGGTAGATAGTTATTTGAATGGTTCAGGAAATGTAGGAATAGGATTAAATACAGGAATTTCTGCAAGGCTTCTTGTGAAGGGAATAAATACCTCAATAGACACGTTTGCATTAAAAATTCAAGATAGTTCAGGCGTTGATTTGTTTAGCGTTGAAAATAATGGCGATGTCATTGCCCATAAAACTTTCAATTATTTCACCGATACAAGTTCAGTGAACGATACTTATGGTGCTATTGAACCATTAATTACTGCTTATACAACCGGCATGAGTTTTTATGTTAATGTGGGAGTGGCAAACACTGGTGCAGCTACATTTCAATTCAATGCTTTGGCACCTTTAACGATAAAAAAACTACATGACCAAGATTTAATTACGGGAGATGTTGAAGCCGGACAAATATTACACCTTATTTATGATGGAACAAATTTACAAATGCTATCACAATTAGCACAATAATTTAAAATTAAAACAATTATGAAAAAAGTAATTTTATTAGCGTTCATCTTGATTGGATTGAACGTGTCGGGACAGGACTTCAAAATAGATGCTCCTGTCAAATATGCAAACGGGATAGTTTCGCCTTCACCTAACTATATTAAATTGAATTCTCTCTTCATTAAAAGGCAGAATGATTCAACTTGGAGTTTCGAGCCACAATACTTTACAGAAGATTCGTTGGGTCATCGGTTATTGCCAAACGATGATTTGATAGGGTCAAGGTCGAATGGTACTGTAAAGGTGTTTACAATTACTTCTAAAGAAGCCGGATTGCATCCCGATTCACTAATAAACCTATTTTGGCTGCCATACCTGGAAACAATCTATCCGGGAAAGGTTGCTAAGGATAAACCCATTTTTACGAAAGACAAATAAACCTGAATTATTAACTAACAACTGAAACAATGGAATTAATTAACAGAATAAAAAGCCCGACACCGGATTTCTTTAATAAAATAAAGTGGATAGCGGGTGTATTGATTGTAATTGCAGGCGCATTACTTGGAGCGTCCGCAGCCGGACAACTGGAATTATCCGAAACCATAAAAGAAATCTGCACTTATGTAGTAATAGTTGGCAGTGCAATATTTGGGACAGCACAAACGGCAAAAAAATAAGATAATGTACCGGCAAATTGAATTTATTACGCTCAATATAGCTTCATTCGGTTGGATAATGGCATCAATGATGGACTATCTACCTGTTTTAATTGGAACCATTGTCGGGCTGAGTATTGCAGGTTTGAACATGGTTAGAATAATAACTGAAATCAGAAAATGGCAGGCGAAAAAGAAAAAAGAAGCGTCAAAATAAACCGGATATTCGGAAGCGATAAACAAACGCTTGGAATATTAACGGTATATGATGATCTCAACTTTCCATTTTACGAACTTCGTACACTTGAGCTTCCAGATAAGGATAATCAGAACAGAATCAGTTGCATCCTTGCCGGTGAATATTGGGTTGAGAAAAGGTGGTCAAAAAAATATGGTTCCCATTTCATTTTAAAAGACGTTTATGGTCGCACCTACATTCTCATACATGCTGCAAATTATTTCAGACAATTACTTGGATGTATAGCTGTTGGGCATTCACATACTGATATTGACGGGGATGGCCATAGAGACGTAACGAATTCTATAAATGCTTTAAAGAAATTGAACAAGCTCTTACCAAAGAGATTCAAATTAACGATAACCGATGGATATAAAAACTTGGGATAAAGGACATAAGGTATTGGGCGGATTACTTGGAGTCGCTATAATAATAGCAGTTCTTTTGGGAACCTGTAAAAGACCGTCCGGTGAAGTATGCCTTGAGATCAAAGACACAACTATCACGACAACCGTTAATGATACTAATTGGCATGATACTACGATAGTCCATTGGGATTCAAAACCCGTTCCCGTACCTTATTTTGATACGATGTACCCGCCTGAAATACTGGAACTGATCGAGAGGGGCAGGAATGCATTTGTAAGAGGCGAGGACTTTGATGAGAGCTTTATATTGAAATATCCCGCTATCTACATAGATACTATTTATTTCGACACCGTAGCGGTTTATTACCGTGCAAAAGTGCGGGGATATTTAGATGCCATAAAAGTAGGTTATCGCTTGCGTAAGCCGTTCTCTATTACACAGACGGACATATATAGGATAGAAGTGTCCGAACCGGCAAAAAAACGCTACACGGTTCTTTATTTAGGATTAGATGTAGGGGGTAATAAGGATAGTTTCGGATATTTCAAACCGGAACTGTCCCTAATGATGAAAAATACCAGCTATTCCGTAGGATATAACATCCCCGACAAGTCGATTACTGCCGGAGCCAAGATAAAACTGCTACCCTTAAAAAGATAATTTCTACTTTAATCCCACAAGGGATTGCACCCCCTCGGATAAATTTCGGGTTGCCCGTCAGAAATGGCGGGCTTTTATTTGGCTATTTAATAATTAGTTGTATATTTGCATCAATTATCTTAATTATTAATCTTAATCCTTATTATTATGAATGAAAAAGAAACCCTCGAAGGGCATTCTGAAATTGCCCGGCTTGCCATCGTAGCTAATGACTTTTCTACGTTTTACGTTCCTCACATTACCAATGTTGGTGGTAGCATAGTTAAGAAAATTACCGAAACAATAGATGAGTTTCATTGCTTTGATGAAAGTGGGAGATTGATAAGCCGTATAAAAAAAGATTGCCCACATTTGGTAGATTATTACCCATTTCAGGCAACAAAGGATTAAATAATCTTCTTGGTTATTTAATAATTTGTATCTTTGCACCAACTAACTGATTTATTAACCAAGATTGAAACTGAAAAATCATGGTAACATATTTTAACCGGAAAGACATAGTTAGCTTCGGCAACTATCTGCTTTCACAGGAACGGATGAAAAGAATATCCGAAGAAAACAAAGACAAGGTTACTCAGGCAGATATTGAGAACTGGAAAGAGAAAATAAAGAAGCCCAGCTAACCAAAACGGCTAATTCATTGTTTTGCCCCTGTTTATTTCTATAAGCAGGGTTTTTTTATTCCTCAAATTTGACATTTTAAGCACAATAAGTATAAAATACTACATTATTATTAAAAATAATTAGGATGCTATAAATAGGTTATGTTATTTTGTTGCGTAAACTTATTTGTAACCTTTTTAAGCAATTAACGTATAAAGAATAAAACCTATCATTATGAAAAAAGAACTTGTATCGCTCAAAGAATTTGCGGAATTAACAGGACATGAGCCGTCTTATATCTCCCAGCTTATTAAAGAACCCCAAATAGAAATAGTAAAAATAGGGATTCATAAATTTATTGACATTAATAAATTTCCACCAAAAAACTTTACAAAAAAGGATAAAAAATAATGAGAATTTACACAGTATATAAATTGATAGATTTTCATAATAACAGAGAGGTTGTTCGTTGGGTTGGGTTAACTGCTTATTCCTTAAACGAAAGATTGGCTCAGCATTTACGAGATAAATCAAATACGCATAAATGGGAATGGATAGAGAAATTAAAAACAATCGGGGAAGTCCCAGAAATAGAACCGATTATGGTTTTAAAATGTTATGAAGAACCGTCTATTGTCGGTGGGCGACCTCCTATATCTATTAATCCAGCAATAAGAAATGTAGAAAGATATTATGTGGAAAAATATAAGGAATCAATATTTAATGAACGACTAAACCCTTTAAAAAATACGTATAAGGAAATAAGGACAACAAAAAATGGCTCGGCAAACCGAGAAACTAAACTTAGCACAATGACCACGCAACACACAAAAGAAACAAAAGAAATGGATAAATGTATTCTTTGCAAAACACCAGATAATGATAAAAAATCAGATCATTTGCGACATTGTTATAAAATAGCACAAGATAAATTAGATCAATCAATGTATAAACCTCGTTTATTTTATGCAGAACTAAACAGGTTGCAACGAGGGGGAAATCCTATTTGTTCAAATCGAACTAAATGCAGAGATAGACAATCAATTAAACCAATCTTAAAATCATGACAAAACAAACACACACAGACAACCCGCATGACTTGTTAGAGCTGGGCAAAAAATACCCT